CTTTGCCTACACTTCTTACAGATAAGGTCATACTGTCTCCCATGATCGCAGTCGGTTATCATTTCGTGGGTGTTCATGGCTTACAATTCCTTTTTATCCCTTTAAACATACAGTACGCTGAAAGACCTGGATCGCGCGGCCTAATAATTATACGCATCTTCTTCTTTGGCTTTCGGCTTTTACGAGTTAGCATATAACGCCTTCATCCAGTCGATTGACCCTTTGATGTGTGTTGCCTCTCGTACTAGCAGCTGGTATCTGTGACGACATTCGTTCTTAATAACGCCATGCTCTGTAACACATGAATCCATCCCCCGCTGGATACGGATTAACTCTTGTTTGAGTGCTTCGAGTGCGGTCATTGTAATCCCCCTTTGTTCGGCTGTGTGGCGGGCGGTCCAACATGGCGGAAGTCCCGACACCGCCAACATCAGCCCATTAAAAATTCTTCTGCCAACGTACGTTTTGCCTGCTCGACTTCATCCGCAGTTAAAACAAAATCTTCATCATCACAATAAGCGTTGATCTCAACCACATCTTCAACAAACGTCTTTCCTACCCCGTAATGACCATCAGCATCCTGTCCCCAATTATATTCATGTTCAAACTCTACAAACCCGTCAATATCAAGTTCAATATCTTCATCATGTCTTTTAACCATCATACTTGTTGATACGATTTGGTGTTTCATTGTTCAGCCTTTCCCGCGGCCTTGATTGTTTCATCCATTGCTTTTAGCAAAGGGCCGCGCATGTTAGTGTAGAGTTTTTTACAGGCGCGTTTGTATCGCTTCCTTAATTCTTCCGGTACTCGAAAATTCATTAATGCTGATTTCATATCCGTTTGTCCTTTCATTTAAGAGTATACAACTATTGTAAAGATTTGTCAACATTTATCTTTATCGCTTGCACAGCGTCGGAAACGCTATAAACAACGACATATTTTAACCCGCAACGCTCACATAAATCACGAAACTTTACCTGCGTTTTTCTTAATCCGCCATCAGGTGCGGCTTTGTACTTCGGTTGCTTGACTTCCATAAACACCACACCTTGGCCCGGGTAGAAAACAATCAGATCGCTCATCCCTTCCAAAACAAACTGGCTGTTATACGTCGCGTCCTCTCCGGCCTTTGCCACCTCACAACCCCTCATTTTTAACCGCAGAATAATTTGGCCTTCCAGTTGCTTTTCTCCCATTTCCCGCTTTTTCGTTTCCGGCGCGCGTCGCTTTCTCTTAATAATAGTCGGATCATCGCCTTTCATAATCGCTTTCATCGTTGGAAAGTGTTTCATTTCGTCTTTTAATCGTTTACGGCGTTCGATGCCGGGGTGCTTTGTCATGCAATAATCCTAGCAAACAAATAACGATAACGCAAGATAAATATTGACAATTTAAAGATAGGGTGTATACTCTTAATCAGCAATCAGAGCCGATATGGTCGGCTATAAAAACCAAACAAGGAGGCATACCATGGCACTCAAAGCCAAACACCCTGAAGCGGTCACCCCATCAAAACCAAAGTTCCTAATCAGTGGAGAATCGGGCGTCGGAAAAACGTTTTTCTCGCTTGACTTTCCAAAGCCGTATCTAATCGATGTTGAGGGTGGAGCAACACGACCGCAGTATCAGGACAAGTTGAAAAAAGTAAAAGGCGCGTATTTCGGAAAAGAAGAAGGCGCGCAGGACTTCGAGTCGGTTATTGAAGAAGTGAAACAATTAGCAACAACAAAACACGAATACAAAACTCTTATTATCGACAGTTTCAGCTACCTCTACATGTTAGAGGCGGCTATCGCTGAAGAAAAGGTTGGGAATGACTTCGGACGTGATAAGAAAGAAGCACAGAAGCCCACAAAACAGCTTATTCGTTGGCTTGAAAAACTTGATATGACAGTTATTCTTATCTGCCATAGCAAGGCAAAGTGGGCGCGCAAGGGTAAAGAGATTTACCAGGACGGAACGACGTTCGACGGATGGGACAAGATGGAATATATCCTTGACCTTTGGATTGAAATCCAACGCGGAGGAAAAACGTTCCTTATCAAAAAGAGCCGGATTGAATCTTTGCCACAAGACGATTCAATGCCTTTGTCGTATGAAAAGTTTGCCGAGGTTTACGGTGCTGATATTATCGAAGCCCCGGTTGTTCCTGCCGATCTGGCAACAGAGAAACAGATCGAAAAGATCAAGTCATTAATCGAAACCCTGAATATTGACCAGACCCAAATTGACAAATGGTTCAAAAAGGTCGATGTTGACGATTGGGATGAAATGACTTCAAAGCAGATCACGGGGTTGACGGATGTTCTAATTAAAAAAATAGAAGGAGTGAACGATGGTAAAAAGAACAGTTAATGCAGGAGACGGTGAACCGGAACAGGGGTCGTTTGAGAAACCGTCAGAGGGTGAGCACCTGTTTCAGGTGGTTGACGTGTTTGATCAGTCGTATGATGGAAACAAGTTTGACCTTGATTCCAATACTGTCATTGCCAAGTGTGAGGTAGTTGGCGGGGATGAAGAAGGACGATCGCTTCTCAACCGATGCAGTTTGGATGACACTTGGAAGGGTTTCTTTGCCACGCGCCTGTTTTTAAAGGCCATTGGCGAGCCGTACAAGGGCCAAGGTTTAACGATTGATACCGATGCCTGGGTAGGCCGGCAGTTTTACGCCACGGTCGTTCACAACGAGTCAAAGGGCAAAACCTACGCCAACATCAAAGAGTACAACTTTGAGAAAATGGTTGACAACTCCGGCGCGCCTACTAAGTCGGAGGAACAGAACGCTGACGTTCTTAACGGAGAAATCGCCTGGGATGACGATGTAAAGTAGCCACGGAAAATCCCCTACCGTCTTAATTGGCGGTAGGGGTTTTACGTATTGACGTATTGATTTAAAGGCGTATAATTATAATATCATGGTCAGAGAAATCAAATCAAAAAACTGTATTTGTAATCCTTCAACGCCGGGGAATGCGTCTTTCGACGCACCTTCCTTTGCTCTGACCAGCCCAGCGTTGGAGGATTTTTTCAAAGGATAGAAATGGAATGGTTTAAGGTAAAAACAAATCACGCTTTGATTGAGTATTCAGATTTCACAGAAAAACAGATAGGTGCATGGATTATTGCCATGGCATTAACTGCATCATTAGAAAAGATGCCAAGTGAGGCACAGCTAAAAAAATACATCCATGGTTCTACTCTAAAAAGCCTCGAGTTGGGGTTGAGTTTGCATGGAGTTACCCTCGAGTTGGTGCTGAGTAAGGTCTTAGATGACGTTGAGTATGCCTTGAGTTTGAAACAAACTAATAGGTCAAAAATAGCTAATTGGCGCAAGAAAAAGGAAAATGTAACCAGTAACGTAACCGTTACAGAACCGGATAAGATAAGAGAAGAGAAGATAAGAGAAGAGGAGAAGGATGTTGTAACCGTTACACCTCCTCCTCAACCTCCCGACCTTTCCTCCTTTCTACAAACCCTCAAATCAAAAAAAGAGTACTCACATATTGACATTGACAATGAGATCGAAAAAATTGATGCCTGGCTTTTAAACAACCCAAAGAGAAAGAAAACAAAAACCTTTATTATAAATTGGTTAGATAAAATAGAGGTTCCTTTTGAGGCTTCTGATCCTAAATCTGATTTTGAAAAGTTTTGCAAACAGGAAGGAATTAAAACATGACAGAAACTCCAGTTTTAAGCGAGTATCAGGAAAAATGTAGGAATATGTACAAAGAAGGTTACTTTGACATGAAATATATCAATGAGGGGTTCGTTGATAATGAATTAGACTATTATAAACCAATGCTTCCAAATTCTTTGTTTGAAAATAAACTTAGAATTTATCTTAAATATATGACTTCTAACCAATATCAGAAAAAGGGAATTGAGCAAAGAGAAAAAGATATGCGGTCTTTTGAGGGTGATAACAAGACATTTTTTAAAAGCAGAAATGAAATAGTCGCGCATAACAGAAGGTGTGTTTCCATTCTTAAAGACTTTTTCAACGATATTGATAAGGATGATCTTGCCAGGCTCCAAAAACTTAAATCTAAAATATATGAATTTGAACGGATTATTAATGTTATGCCAGAGTATAAAAAGCCAGAATCTTGGGAACAAAACGGGATGTCAAACGCTCAATATGCTGTGTTTTTGGCTGTTGTTTCTTCATTGCAGCTTTTGTTAGGCGGTAATTTATGACCACCTGGATCGGCTTCACCAACATCAAAGACTGGTTCGCGGACAAAGAAGAATTTGAACGCGTTAAGGAAATCTGCGAGATGTTTGATGCGCAGTGGATTAGGGGGATAGAATGAGAATAACAGACATAGCATTAAAATTGGCAGATATTCCTAACTACCAAGAACCATTAGACGAAAACATTAAATTAAAATGTAATAAATGCGGTAAAGTATTTAAGCAGGGCAGAAAATTCCATATTATTGCTGATTTTTTATATATAGCGTGTGAGGAGTGTAGGCAATGAACCCCTTCGCCATCCTAATTATAATCCTGTTCTTCCTTGCTGCGGTCCATCCTGCTTTACAGGGGAATTGGGCTAAAGCAGGGTTTTATATATGTTCGGCACTTATTAACTTGTTTGCGTTGTTTATGAAATAGCAAAATAAGCCCAAGAACGGCCCAAATGTCAAAACAAGGCATATCGGGCTATCAACACCAATAAAATGACACCAAGGGGCATTTACGGCGCAAGGAAGGGCAAAAAGGAGGGGGCATGGACTTATCATTGGTTCCAATAGAAGAAATATTCAATGAATTAGACAAACGATTCGATACGCTTGTTATTTTAACTGTTAAAAGACGCGGAATTAATGAGATTTATGAACACCATCA